GGCCGCGTAAGCGGTTTGAATAACCAAGCCTACAAGCCCTAGCCGTCTTAGCAGCGGTTAGGCGGGGTTCGGAGGCACCTGGCAACAGAAGCCTCCACTTTCTTTTTTGGCCACTATCCATATGATTTGTCTCGCTTTCTGCTTTTCAGTTTTTCAGCGTTTTACAGTTTCGTTCCTGTTCTTGCCCTGCTTCAATGCGAGCAACACCGCCTGCCCGCCGGCCTTGCGGTCGGCATGTCGGCAGTAGCGTTCGACCATCGGAGGCGACATGCCAATCATGTCGCTGATCTGCGCAATCGAGTAGCCGGACTGGCGAAGATGAATAACGGCGTTCGCCCGCAGTCCATGCCATACGGCATCGGCAAGCTCGGAATGATCCTCGCGCGTCTTGTTGAACACCTTCCACAACTGGTTCGTGGTGTAGGGCTTGCCGTTGTCCTGCAATAAGAACGGCCCCGGCCGCTTCTCCCAGGTCGCGATCTCTGCCTCCAACTCCGGGAATATCGGGCACCATGGCCGCACGCCGGTTTTCTTCTGGCGCAAGGCAAATCCACCGTCGTCAATATCGGTGAAGCCGAGCCGCACCACGTCGCTGATGCGCTGTCCGGTGTAGCGCGCGAGCACATAGGCGCGGCGCAACATGCCGGTGAACTTTTCGTCCGCGACCTTCAACTGCACCGCCGTCCAAGGCTTGTGGCCCTCGCCGTCCGCAAAATGTGCCACGCCCAACGTCGGGTCGCGGGATAGCAACTCGCGCGGGCCCATCGCCCATCGGCACATCGCTCGCAAGGCGTCGAGCACGTTGTTCGCTTTGCCCGGCGTGCTGGCGAGGCCATCCATGAGCGCCTGAACATGCGACGGCCGCAAGGCGTCGGCTCGCAAATCACCCCACGCAGCGCGGACCACGCGAAGCGAGCGCCGGTATTGTTCCTTGGTAGCGTCGCTCAGCTTGCGCGGCAGCGTCGGCCACGCGGTCTCATAGGCGTCGGCCAGCGCGTTCACTGTGTCGCTCGACACTGGACCAACGATGCCCTGTGCCTGTCGGATCGCCTGCCAGAACTCCGGCGACTGCGGATCATTCGGAAGCCGCACGCGCTGGCCGGCGCGGTCGGTGCCACGCCCCTCCTGAAAATAGAAATACTCGCGCCCGCGCGAGATCACCGTGTGCACGTTCTTAGGCATCGTGACGACGCGCCTCTCGCGGTTTCGTTGCATCTTGTGCCCCTGCCAAATACGGATCGGGCACAGTGTGAGTCCCCGGCTTGAGGGAGGCAAGGGCCAACTCGACCTCGGTCCACCTCCACCTCACACAACCGCTACTGAGCTTGTATGGCTTGGGCAAAACGCCACGGCGCACCATTTCATTGACAGTGGTTTCGGACACGTCCAATTCGTGGGCCAGCGAAGCACAGGACAGATAGGCGGGCGTGGTCATTGGTCGCCCTCAAGCAATTGGTCCAAGGGGCTTGCCCGAAACGCAGCAATCGCCGAACCCGGCGAGGCGTTAACGACCTCTACGCCGCACTTGCTGGCGCGTTCGGGGTACTCCGCCCACATGGGCAGCACGGTGTCGGCGTACAGCTCGCCGTGACATGGTCGGCCGAGCTCCATTTCAGCCGAACCGCATATTGCGAAATGGCGCGAGTAGAGCTTCGGCGTCGAATGGCAGGTGCTCGAAGTCGAGATAGGTCCTGCTCAAGACGCCGGGGACATCCAGGGAGCGAACCGATAGGTCCCGGTCGGCGGTGTCGTAGTAGGCTTTCACGAGCCGCGTGGCCGCCTTTTGCAGAGCTGCGGGAGTGTCAGTCGGCAGATCAAAGCCGGCGCTGTACGTCACCACGATCCGCGACGCCGGCCACCATCCGTCGCTAGTGCCGTCGCCGGCCAGGCGGCGCAGCACGCCGCTGTCGACGTTGATCTCGTACATGGTGGGATCGACCGTCGTGTTGCCCTCGACCACTGACGTGATCTCGGCCACGGGATAGCGCGCGAGTACGAGATCGTTTTTTGATTGATCGGGCCTAAGCGTCTCGGTGACTACCTCAAGCGCAAAAACCCGCCGGCAATGCCGCGCGATCACATCGCTCGCCTGCGTGATCGCCGATTTGAGAAAATCATCCTCGTCCGGGCCGGTGATCGACATCGCCGCCTTGACGGTGGCGAGCGTGACGAGATCGTAGCTGTCGGCGTCATCAGTGACGGTCAGCATGTTCGACCTCGTGAAAAAGGTGCCCGTCGCGCGGAACGAGGACCCACCACGGGCGCACGGGGTTGTTCGGCATGACCCGCGACACTAGCCGTGTAGTCGCAGCCGTTCCGGGTGAAGACGAAAGCCCCGACGTGGCCGGCGTTGTCAAACGTCATTTTCATTTTAACCGCCCGCTTCCGCGGCAATGCCGCCGCCGCGATCGAGGATAGGTTGTCCGGTTTGCTCGGGTTGCATGTTAGTCGGCGCAAAAAATTCGTCGCCGCCTGGATCGGTGCGCGGGTTTTGATTTTCGAATTTGCGCAGCTCGTTGGCGGAGTACAGGCCGACCTCGCGGGCAATCCTGTAGGCCTGGAAGCGTTCGAGCATGTTGCCCCGGTTGTAGAGATCGCAGTCGAACTCGACCTCAAAACTATTTCGACTTGCGGTCGAGAACAGCGAGCGTTCGATGGCGCGCTCCCATCGGTTCAGCCACGGTTGCATTGTGTGGCTATAAAAAATTTGACCGATCTCAGCCATGGAGCGCAGCGATCCGCCGACGTCGGCGCCGATCACTGCCGGATGTACGCGGAAAATTCTTGCCAGCGCCTCGACCGAAAACTTCCGGCTCTCCAATATCTGCGCGTCGAGCGGGCTAACGCTGACTTGTTGCCACTTGAGCCCTTCCTCGAGCACGGCGACCGCGCCGGCATTCTCGGCGCCCGTGTATGTGTTCTTGAAGCTCTTGGTCAGGCGCTCGACCGCCTCATCGCCGAGCGCCTCGGGGTGAGTGAGCACGCCCGACATGGCGGCGCCGTTCTTGAACACGGAGGCCGCGTATCGCTCATTGGCGAGCGCCGAGCCGAAGCTCTCATGTGTGCGGCGCAGCCGCGACTTGCCGATCACGCCGTCGTCAGTGCGGTCCCGGATGATCAGGATTTCCTCGGGCAGCAACCGCCTGGTGCCGTTGATGGTCCCATACCAGGGGACGGAAATGTCGTAGGCGTAGCGCACCTCGTTGGTGTTGATCATGTTCGGCAGTCGGACCACGTTGACCCAATCCGGGTGGAACGGGATCAGCGATGTGACTTGGCCCCGGCCGTCGCGCACGATTTCGGCATACGACTGCCCGCGCAAAAGCGTGTGTGCCGTCAACATTTCAATGAACTCGTTTGCCGGTTGCCGGTCGTTCACGTCGCCGCTGAACAGCCGGGCGACGGGATTGTTGCGGTCCTCGATGCGGGATCCGTCCCGCATCTTGCGGTAGACCCGCAAGGGCAGCATCGCGACCGTTTCGGAGATCACCTGCACGCAGGCGAACACCACGGACAAGTTTTCGGCCAGGTAGGCCGTGACCGGGACGCCGGCGGCGCTGTCGATCGCGGCGCCACTGCGCAGCAAGTCCCACGTCGTCGGCGGCGCCGCTCGCTTCTCGACCGGCTTTCCGAACATGCGCTGTAAGAGGTTCACGTCGTCGTCTCCAAGAACCGGCGCACGGCGCGAAGCCGTATCGGACGTGTGAATAGTTGGAGGCTGCGCAGTGCGACCGACGTGTCGGCGTAGGCGGGCGAGCCGCAGATTGTAATCTCTGCAAGGTCAACATCGAGCAGCGTGCGCACGACATTGCCGTCGCTTCCCACGGCCCATTTGTCGCCGCCGGCCGGCGTCGAGAAGGCAAACGAGGCGCCGCGAATATCGCCGCGCCCGACACTTTCAACCAGGTCGCGCGCCGCCGTGGTGTCGGGCATCTTGATGTCGAAGATCAGCCCATGTTGATCTTGCGCGAGCGCGAGCGTGCCGGCCGAGCGCCGGCCGAGCACCAGCGCTGGCATGTGGGCCACCAGCGCGAGCGGATCGGCGCCGGATGCCAGCGTGCGGGTAAACGCGCCGGGCGCCACGATCTCCGTGAAGCCGCCCAGGTCCGCCGACGCCTTGTTGAACACGGCGGCATAGCCGACGAGCCGGCGGGATTTCTTTTTCCCGTCGACCCGCAACTCGATCGCGGCGCGCCGTTCCAGTGCGGCCATGGGTTAGCCTCCCGAAACTAGCGCAGTGGTGGTGACATTGGTTGAGAATGCGAACGCTGGCGGATGGCGAACTCCGACATCCATGTCCTTGAGCGCGCGCACCAGCACGCGGCCCTTGGGATAGCCCACGCTGTCGTAGGGGTTGATCAGGATGTCGATCCCGGTCCACGAGCCGATCAGAAGCTGTTGCCAGTCGCCAAAAATCAGCGCGCCAGGGAGGCCCGCTGCGCTGCTCGCCAGCGCCGAAGTCGTCTGCAAGGGATAGCCGGCCAACTCGTTCGGGTCCTGCTGCAACATCACGCTGTCCGTAGCGGCGACCTTGCGCGTCGAGCGCAGCGTCGAGACGACGAACGGACTGGTAGCCCAACCAAGCGAGCCCATCAGGGCGTTCGCGTGGTCGATTGTAGCGATGAAATCAAGAATTTCCGCCAGCGTCGGCGTCCCCATCGCGATATTGGTCGCGCCGGAATTTGTGATGCCAATCGGCGTGTTGCCCGTGCCGTCGCCGATCATCGCTTGCAGGTCGATCGCGCGGGCGATGATCGCCGCCAGGTCGTTCCTCACGATCATTTCGATGGAGGGCGAAGCATTCAACAAAGTGCGGCGGCTGTAGCTCGTGATGGCGCCGACCGTGTGGGGCGTGAGATCAAGGTCATCGAACGACGCGTCGGTCTGGGTTACGTCGCTATCTTCGCCGACCCAGAACGCTACGGACGAGGCGGTCTGGCGCGGGATTTCGATCGGGCTTCCGACCAGGTTGTCCAAATATTGCGCGCCGAGCCGGGCGGTAACGATCCTCGCGCGCAACACATCGATGAACAGGTCGGCGCGGAACGTCTCGGGCACAAGATCGGCTGCGCTCGACCCGACGAGTAGCGTGCGCTTTTCTTGCAGAAAGATTTCGTCCGGGACCGCGAAGCCTTGGAACGTGCGACCGGAGCGTCGGGCGACCTCCTTGCTGATCTCGCGCTCGAAGCCTGCGTCCACGCTGCCGCCGCCGAGATCGCGGGGCAACGCATTGACGATCGCCTTGCGCAGCGAAAATTCGCGGGCGCGGGTTTCGTATTGTCCGTCGCCGACCCGGCCGTGGATGATCGCGGGCGCGCTGCGCTCGGCTTCCGCCAGCGTTTGAGCGCGTGAGAGTTTTTTGTCGAGATCAATGATCTCGGTCTTGAGCGTGCCGAATTTCTTATCTTCCTCGGCGGTTAGCGCGCGCTTTTCGGTATCTTCGATCTCCGCCAGCGCCCGCATGTTGACGACCGCCGTCTCGCGGAGTTCCTGCAGTTCATGAACTTTCATTTCAAGTCTCCGTTGGTTGTTCGGTTCACTTCTCGGCCGTTGATGACGGCCGCGATCTTCCTGAGAACGTCGAAGCCGATCATTCTTCGGCTTTCGATGCCGCGCTTGTATTTTGACGAGACGCGGACCAAATCGGCGCTGGCTTTTTCAAGCGGCGGGTGCATCGCAAACCCATAGTGATAGGTATTGCCGGCCAGTCTGATGGTGGCGCCGAGCGCAAAGTCGAGCAGCTCCACTTCTAAGCGTTGGAGTTTCGCGGCCTTGAAGAATGCCGCGAACCGTTCCTCCGCAAAGCCCGCGATGACGGCCGCGAACGCCTGCTCGAAGGTGTGGCACCGGGGAAGGCCATAGGCCGAGATGAGGAAGCCGCTGCCGGCGTATTCGCCGTCGTAGCCTTCAATTACAAGATCCCCGAAGTCGGCCACGCATTCGGCCGCCTGCGGCATCCGGCCTCCCGCGAACGGGCTGGGTGTAGCCAGCAAAGCAGTCAAGAGCCGCGCGCCGTCCACCGGGGTCGCGTGGGCCGCGCCGCGTCCGCGCCCTTTCTTGGAGATCAGGCCAGCTTCGCGCAGCACGCGGGAGAACATCGCAACGGTCGGCAACGGATAGTCGATGGCCTCCGCCGTCGCCACGTTCAGCTCGCTTATGAGCGCCATAATCCGCGCCTCCATTTATCGGTGTATAACTCCGATAAAGGCGCTGGTCAACATCATCCGACTCGTGATCCGATGATTATCCACACACAAAGGAGGCCGAGAAAATGAGCGACCCCAAGCAACCAACCGAACCCAAGCTGCTCGTGCCGCGCGACGAAATCACGTCTTTCGCGGAAGCCCTCGCCACGGCCGGCGTGCCGGTGCTCATGGTTGCCGACGAGCTGTTGCTGTCCGGCTATGCGATGATGGCGGCCGACCAGAGCGCCGATTTCACGGCCGGCCGGCTTGAGCAACTGGCGAAGCACCTCCGAAGTGGTGCAGCCGGCGCCGCGCCCAAGCTGCATTGACGGGAACGGAACGACAACCCGACCAAAAACCGGCTCAGGACAATTTGGCCTAAGAACGGATCGGCAACCCGAAAAAACATCAATCCAAACTATTTGGATTTGGGAACGGATCGGGAAACCAGAACAAAAAAGCTCAGGACAATTTGGCCTAAGAACAGGAACGGATGATGACGAAACTCGATATATCGGACGGCGAGAGAGAGATTTTCGAGACCATGCACGCGCTTGCCATCGACAAGAATGGCAATGAGGTTCTGTGCGGTCTGTCGCTCACAGAGACGCGGGAATATCTCACTCTCGCTAAGCAGAAGTTTCACGGCAATGCCACACTCAGGAACCGATATTTAGAATTACAATCCAAGTACGAAGAAGCACGGAAGCGGCTGGAGATCGCCGCGCATGAAGCACTAATCTCCGGCAAGATCAATTAACAACGGGATCACGCCACGCGCAGCGACACGAGGCCGCGCGTTTTATAGACGCTTTCTTTTTTCGGCGCGGTCTTAACGGCCGCACCGATTGCCATTGTCGCCGCCACGAGGCCGTCAATGCGCCCGGTCGTGCGTTCCTTGACCAATTTTCTCGCGCCAGTTGGATCGGCAATCGTGCAAGCGTTGCTGACACACATATTTAAAACGGGATGATCGGGGTGACGTAGCTCACGGCGCAGCACTGCGGTTTCCACGGCGTCGATTGCCGGCCCCATGTCGCGCCAGCCCTGCCCGTGCTCGACCAGCTCCATCTTGATCCCGGCCTCGACCATGAGCCGCTTGATCTCGTCAAGCCGCCAGCGGTCGGCCGCGCAGAATTGCACGGCGTAGTCTTTCGTCAGCTCGCCGAGCCGATGCACCACGAAATTCTTGTCAATCGCCCTACCCGGCGTCGTCTCGATGTAACCTTGCTTCGCCCAAAGCCTGTACGGAACATGATCGCGCCGCTCGGCTTCCTCTAAATTGTCGGCCGGCATCCAAAACCACGGCAACAGATCGTGCGTTGCCGGAAACCACGCCACGAGCGCCGTGAGATCGGTCGTGCTCGAAAGGTCGAGGCCAAGAATACAGCGTTGCTTCGATAGCATCGCCGGCCCGAATAGACCGGCGTCGGCTGGCGCTTTGCAGGCGTTCCAGTCGCGCGCATTCAGGAAGCGCGCCGTCGCGTCGACCGGCTGATTGAGATACAGCAACCGGAACGTCGGCTCGCGCGCCGGCAGCGCCTTGGCCTGGTCGGCCGCCGATTGCATCTCCTCCAATGATCGGAAATCGCCGAGCGCCGGATTGCAGGCGTACCAAGTCGCCGGCTCCCACGGATCGGCGTCGTCGGGCGCTGAAAAAATCACGGGCAGGAACGTGTTGTCGGTGATCGTGCCGGCGAGCACGCGCTGCCCGTACTGCACAAGCTCGCTCATGACATGGTTTTTATCGTGGCTTTGCGTCGAGATCACCACGAACAGCGGCTCGGCGCGCGCGGCGCCGCCCGTGGTCAAGGCGTCGTAAAGGTCGCGCTTCGGCCACTGCGCCAGCTCGTCGAGCACGGCAAACGAGACATTGAGGCCGTGCGCTTTTTTTGCATCGCTCGACAATGCCTCGTAGGTCGAGCCGGTGATCACGTCCTCCAAGGTCTTGGAGTGCTCGCGAATGATGATCCGGTCCTGCAGCGCCTTGTCGGCGCGCACGAAGGCGACCAGTTCCCGGAGGATCAAGGCCGCCTGTTTCCGATCGGCAGCGGCCGAATACACCTGCCCGCGCTGCTCGGCTTCCGGCCCTACAAGGTGACAAAGGGCGAGCGCCGCGGCGATTTGGGTCTTGCCTTGTTTGCGCGGCATAGTGATTAGCACCTGCCGCTTGATCCGCCGACCCTTGGCGTCGGTCGCATAGATCGCCTCGATGATCTGGCGTTGCCACGCGCGAAGCTCGAACGGTTTCCCGGCGAAAATTCCCGACGTTATCGTTAGGTCCTCGATGAACACGATGACGCGCTGCGCCCGCGTTAGGCCAGGCGCGGCCCAGGGTTGGCCGGGCGGTTTCCGACCGCGTTTTGAAGGAGTTTCAGCCTTTACAGGCTTGGCGCCTATGCCTCTAAGTCCCATGATCTAATTCCAGAATAGTAAGTGTTTTTGTTGGTCCCGAACGGTTACTGGCCCCCGACGCGGAACTGCCCGAACTCCCCCGTGCCTGTTAATTCGACCGTCATTTATCTGGATTGCCTGTGAACCATGGGTGACTTGGGTCGCGTGGCGAGCCGTCGCTGTAGCAACCTATGACAACCAGTCGACCGCTATTGCGACGCTTCCCGCTTGTTAACTCTTTGATCGAGGCGTCGTGCTCGGCACACAGCGAACGCGTGTTTGCAATCGTATCCGCGCCACCCGATCGACGCGACTTGATGTGATCGACATGCGTCGCACGTTGACCACAACCAGGAACAACGCACATATGGCGATCAAGTTTAAGCCGCGCCGATCTCAATCGACGCCAGTGCGGCGAACTGTAGTACGGGTCAGAAGGCATTACGCGCGCATTCTCAGTGGTGTGTGAGGTGGCCCGTGGTCTATTCTTTGCTCTTTTTCGTTGATTGCCTCTTGCTTACTTAAATCTGTGTTCTTCGTGGTGCTCACCAATTTCACAGAATTGGACCCTATGAGGCGTGCGGCTGAAGGGCCGCGCCTTATCCAAGTGCGCCACTCGGGCGATGTGATCTCGACGATGTTGGGTAGGCTCTTGCGACCGTACACGGGTCGTTCAGTGATCTTGATGTGACCAAGCCGGCGAGCTTCGTGCATGGCGGTCTGTACGGTCGTCCTACATACGCCAGCAAGCGCAGCAACCTTGTCGATCGGCAGGTCGCATGTGCCACGCCGCTTGACCTCGCCGGCCACGATGCACAAAACGCTCCTTTGGCCTTCCGTGTAAAAGTGACGCAAGTTGTCGGGAAGCGCGCTCGACCCGCCGAGCATTCGGCGCCGGTCGCGTGATGCCTTGCGGTCAGGTGATCGCGGTCGCTGCCGTGGCGTGAAACGGCTGCCTACACGGCCGGCAAGCCTGCCGAGCGCGCGGGCGTGGCCGGGTGCCGTGCTACGCCCCAAGGGGCGCCGCCGGTCTACGCATGAGCTTAGGAACGTGGCGTCGTCGTCTGAGATCGCGCCCTCGCCGTAGCGTTGCCAAAGAATGCGGGCGATGTGATCCAGCGCCTCGGGCTTGTCGACCGCGTTGATCTCGTCATAGATCGCGGTCGCCGCCGCGCTGGCGAGGGTTCGGAGCGTTTTACAATCGGCCGGTGCGTTCTGTGCCCGTTCATGGTTTTCCGTAGCCGTCTTGGAAAGCGCATCGCATTGATCTACAATGGGAAACGGCGGAAGCGGCACAAGCCTCCACTTTCACTCAACGATTACCATTTGTGCGAAGCGGCCGCATGGGGATAGCGCCCAGAGGCGCCGGCGCGCTAGCATCTGACTGATTCCCGTCCTATTTTCGGCAAGGCATGACTGACCACTTCCGCTACGATCTCCTGACCCAGCACGCCTTGCGCGGCGTAGTGCGCAGCGTGCTCACCGAGGCGGCCAAGAAAAACGACCTGCCGGGCGACCACCATTTCTACATCTCGTTCGACACCCAGGCCGAGGGCGTGCGGATGTCGGAGCGGCTGCGCGCGCAATATCCCGAGCAGATGACGATCATCCTGCAGCACCAGTTCTGGGATCTAGTCGTTAGCGAGCAAGGTTTCGAAGTCGGCCTGTCGTTCGGCGGCATTCCGGAAAAGCTCAGCATTCCATTTGAGGCGGTCAGCGGCTTTTTCGATCCGTCGGTGCAGTTCGGCCTGCAATTCGAGGAAGTGACCGAGGGCGAAGAACGGCAATCGCCGGCCAATGCGGAGGATACGCCGGTCAAGCACAAGAGCCCGACGACGACGCCTTTGGCCGCATCCGTCGCAGCGTCGGCCCGTCAGGCAGCGGCGGCGGCCGAAGCCAAGCCTGGTCCTGAGGCCGAGCCAAAGCCCCACAAGCCGGCCGGGGGCGGCGGCGAAGTGGTTCCGCTCGATCGCTTCCGCAAGAAAAAATAAGCGGCAAAGCCGTCCTTTCGCCGGTCCGGCGGGCGGCGTACATTCGTTTATGGCCAAACGACCCGGCAAAACCCGCACCGAAACCGACGCCTTCGGGCCGCTCGATATTCCCGCCGACCGGCTGTGGGGCGCGCAGACCCAACGCTCGCTGCATAACTTTCGTATCGGCACCGAGCGCATGCCGATCGAGATCGTGCACGCGCTCGGCCTGATCAAGCGCGCGGCC